TCTCTTATAATTATTACAGGGATAGGGGGATAGTGACTACTTCACCTTCTGTAGTTTTAACCGTGGCTGTTACTGAGAACTGCCTAGTTGAGCTATCAAATACAGAAACATACTCAAGCAATCTATCCACACCACTTTCTTGAGCAGTGGCAATTCTAAATCGGTCATCAATGGTTTCTTTACTTGTACCTTTTACAAAAATCTCTTGGAAGTAGGGCATTCCATAATTCTCATCAAGAAACCACTCACCTTTGAAGAAAAGTAATTTTATTTTTAATCGTTGTGCTAAATCTTCTGTCTTTAAACTTATAGGAGTAAACTGGAAGTTAGTCACAAACAAATCATGTGTTGTTTCATCAAGCTTTAACATTATGATATTGTCTCTGATGTTGGAGGCAATGGATTAGGCTTTACACAAGTCCATATAATTGTTTTTGCCACAGCTTCAATATTATCTATAAAATGTTTATAGTAAGGAGTTTGTTGGGTTGTTGAATAGGAAGCTGTTACAGCAGTAGTGAATGCCCCAACTTTACTTGAAGCATCATTACTAACTGATATTGAACCGGCAGCAGGAACCAACATACAAGTTGACCAGTAGTCCGCTAAAGCTTGCCCAAATTCAGCGTCTGTAACATATTGTCCAGCAGACAAGAGTGATGTAAGAATGCTCCCATCTTCACTACCAGCAACACCTCCTCCAGCAGATAAGACTCCTGCCTGTGAATAAGCTTTGTAAGCATTGGCAAAAGCTGAAGCAAATGTTGATGAAGGCCAAGAAGCTATCGCATTATCATTAGCTGTGTTTATCGCCGAAGCACAAGATGTAGAATTTAAACTCATACAAACACACTCGTCGGTTTCGACAAATTACCAATATGAACGTGAGTATTGCCAGAGAATCCAGCGTCTGTTTGCACATCTGAGCCAATTGAAACCCCACCATCAACCCTTAATTCGCCTGTCATAGTAGTCTGGGGACTATCGATTGTTACCGATTCAGAAGCATTTATATTAGCCACTTCTGTATTCACCTCTACTTGATTAGCTGCATTCACAATGAACTTGGTTGGGGTATCCACTACAACGTCCCCGTTTGGCTTCAGAGCTATCTTACACTCCTTATCCGTACCAACGTTCATCCTGAGCACAGCATCGCTAGGATCGATTCCTAGAGCCTTCTTGAAGGGGTATAACCCAGCAATACAGAACGCATCTGTATAATTGTGCTTACGAAAATCATCAGGATCAACAGGCTTAGCCCCATCACTAAACACAAAGTTATCAACACTACGTTCAGCGAATACAACAAGAACAATATCACCTGCTTTAATAGGGAAAGTGAGGATACCAGTGTTAGCTGAAGGAAAGACCACAGGGACACCTTGAATGACTGGCATATCTTGTAGCCCTTTGTCATTAGCTTTAGCATCTCTGTTCCTCTCTTTAATCAATGGCTGCACTGTTGCTTTTTGTTGAGCATAATCTATTGTGATGATTTTAGCAGGCAGGCAAGTATGAAGATCCCATAAACTATGTTCTACAATTGCCTCCACTAAATCTGGAAGTGTATATTCTTTTGCCATTAATTAAGCCTCACAGCCTCAACTGTAGTAGTCCATTCATCTGATTCATATCCACCTCTGTGTGAGATGCTGTCCATCCTATAATCACCATCAGAATTGAATGTACCTCGTATCTGAACTAATGATCCAGCTTTCAACAATGGATTAAGTAAACACTGAAACTTAATACCTGTATCTGGAGGAACATCTAAGTCATCTTTAAGGTTTCTTACTTCTTGTGATGTTTTCTCTGGAGTGGAGATTAATCCATTTTGTGGGGTGAGAACAAATGCCTTAACTTTAATGTCACCTTTTTTAGGGAAGACATTTATTGTTTCATTCTTCTCAATATTCCACATCAAGTTATTTGCATTACAAATATCATCAAGAGCTTTCTTAGCTCCACCCGAAATACTGTAACCTTTGTTATAAACTTTAGCAGGGACATCAGGAGAGATATTGATTACCTTTATTTCAGGATAACCTTCTTTGATGATCTTATTAATTACATCTTTAACTGTACTACCTTCACCAACAGCGGCTTGCAATCTTCCTTCACGAGAAGCGACATAACCTTCTGCTGCAATAACTGTAGTGATAACCTCTGTCTCTTGTCTCTCTGTCTTCATGGAAGCTTTATCCCCACGAAAGATGATTACATAAGGGGCATCACCATAAGCGACTTCCAATGTGACAAGAACATCCTTAACATCAAATATTGCAATTGTTTCTTGTGAGAGGTTGAATATCTTTAACTCAAGAGTGTTTTGTTTAGAGTCTGCTGTATTCTTAATATCAAATTCAATATGATTATCTTGAAGAACAACAGACCTCTTGTTTGTCGAAGCTCCTGTTGCATTAGGAGATCCGATTGTTAATTTATATTTTCTATCGAATTGTTCCAATGCCATTTTGTTTTATTGCCCATCATCGTAGACGAATGTGAAATCAGTGCTAAGATTTTCTAGAGTAATTGTAGGAGGAGATTCATAAGCTGAATCTGAAACCAGTATAAGATTACCTATCGGCAGTCTCTCATCTACAAAACAATTAGTTAGTAGTATATGAGGGGCTAGTCTTATATTAGAGATTAAAATCTCATCTGAAGTGTTAGACAGAGTTAAATACCAACAATCATTTCTAGTTGAATATTGGAATGTAAACTTGTAATCAACACCATCAAGAGGTGAGGTATAAGAAATATTAGGGTTAGTGGAAGAAGGTAGTTTTAAGTAGGATATGGTCATAATTGTTGTTGCAACCTTTCTATCTCAGCATCTTGAGCAACCACTTTATCTCTTATATCTCTTGCTAAAGAAACGGGAGTATTATCAACAGCAGGGGTTTGAGGTACAGGTTTGGCAAGTGAAGGTGGGACTTTTACAGGCTGATTGCCGACATTTTTACCAGTATTATTTTTAATATTAGTGTCACCAGATGTAGCAACACCAGACTTCTTAACACTATCAATGTAAACTGTAGTTACTTCGGCACTAACCTTACGAATCTTCTCAAAAGAAATATCAACAAATAAACTAGTACCATCACCAGACTTTCTTGGTAAACCAATGTTAGTCACAATCAAATCAGTGAAAGTATCTACAGGAGAAGTCAGAGAGACAACCTTACGAGCATCCCTTATCTTCATAAGCTCTTGTCTGAACTCTTGCTGAGACATGCTTCCTTTTTCAGTATTCATATCCGCAGAATAATCTGAGAATACACCGGTAACACTATACGTAGGATTCTGATTAATTACATGATCAGAGATAGTTGATTTGTCTTCTACAGGAAACGAAGTAACTTTAGTTGGGTAGTTCTCTTGAATATCTGTAACAGCATCAAATACTAAAGTAACACCATTATTAGCAATTATTTTAGTTCTCTTAGGAATATGAGCAGGGCGACTCATGTACACCCTGTCACGTTCAGCTCTTAAAGCATAACCTCTGATACGAGCACCGATGGCACCAGTACGATCTAGTATTGCATCTAGTAATGCCATTATTGCAATGCTCCATAGTTAGTTAAATCTTTACTCACCATATCACTCATTGCAGAAGATATTGCACTTATAACATCCACATTGCTAGTAGGGTTGTTAACAACTACTTCAACATAGTTAGTTTGAGTACCAGCACCCCAACCATTTTGAGCAGAAGGGACTCTCATATTATTAGAGAAAGGAACCATATCTTGAGCCATAACTGCTGCAACTTTCTCTCCAATAAATTGAGAAGCTACTCCAGTTGATTTAAACTCTTCAGCTTTACCTGAAAAGAAATCCCGAAGTCTCCTTGCGTTCTCTTTTTCTGCTTCCCATTCAGTCTCTACATCAACAGTACTTCCCATTATGTCTGAATCTATCCCAAACAGTCTGAGAACTTTAGCACTACCTACTCTTTGCAATGCAAGAATAAGACGATAGTATTCAGCCAT